GTCTCAAATCCCTTGAAGTAATAAGCAACTCTACTCTGAGTAGCCTTTCTTCCAAAGTACTTCTGTCTTAATTCCTCAGAAATATCATTCTGAGGAAGCTGATAACGGAAAGGAATCAAATCATCTGTAGGAGCAATTCTTCCAGTATACTTTACAGGCTTAACCTGAGAGTTCTCTAATCCACAACCCTGAGTACCACAGCAGAATAATACTACTTTAGTAGCATTTGTAGGCTGTGTAGATACAGAGTTATCTAATCCAAGATCGGCATTATAAGTTGGCAATGCAACCAACTCTTCCAGATCAAATACCTTCTGAGCAACCAACTGAGAACCAGCAATGACTACCTTATTATGGGTAGTAAGGATGTGGTTTCCATCAAGATCTTTAAAGATTACTTCTGTATTCCAATCTCTTGCTCCAGAATTTCCTTCTCTTACAAGGGATGCCGTATCGCCAGATTTATTAAAATCAAACAATGATAATTTCTTATTCATTTAATCCTCCATTATTCTTATAAATATTTACTTAAATGTTTCGGTTATGCTTATTTATTGGTTCGAATCATGTAGCATTCATCAAGGATAGCATAAATATCCTTCTTGTTTTCTCTAGCTTTCATACTAGCAATTCTAGATCCAAATTGGTATCTATACTTAAAGTATTCTCTACATGTTGTGGTGAGTTCATCTCTCATTTCTGATCTATCGTCCGGAGTAATGTTGATATGGAGAGCATAAATAAGATCGATAATAGAATCTTTTACATACTCTTCCAACTGCTTAGAGTGAACGATTCTTATATTCTCACCAATTTCATACTTTTCAGGCATCAAAAGATCAATCATGATAATACTTAGAGTATCTTTATTAAAAGCACTCTCAATATCAGTTTCATTCACATAGAAATGTGAATTATACTTCAATTCATCACGAATCTTATTGGTAAGAGTTTGATATCTTTCAGATTCATAATACTCTTCGAAGTTATGTTCAACCCAAGTATCAAATTCCATCCAAATCTTATCGATGGTATCCAACCTATCTTTCTGTATACCAGATACAGTAGACTTTCCAATCCAATCTTCCACATGAACAAATTCCGACTTATCAAACTTGTATAAGAATAATACCCATTCTACCAATTGTACATAGTTCTCAAATTTATCTGAAAACATATACAGAATGGATGAATCATGAGTAAAGATCTTGAACGATTTGAAGAAGTCTATGACTTCTTCAACATATTTCTTTACGAAATCTAAAGAGATAGATGGTAAACCAGCAAAGACATCATCAAGATTTACTATATCTCTATTTACATAATCCTTCAGATACTGAATTGTAGATTGAATGGTATTTACAACCGACTCTCTTCTTGCAGAAAGGTTGGTAATCTTAAGAAGATTAGAAAGGGTTTCGTATAACAATGGATCTTTCTCTTGTAAGAACTGTCTGTATGTAGATGCCATGTTTCCATTACTAAGCTTATAGTAATCCATATTACACTTCATGATGAATAATGATTTGTATATGTATTTATAAGCATCATAGATTCTCTTATTTGGAGGATCTATAAGCATCTTTCTTACATGATCATAGATCTTTGTATTGGTAAAATACAGATTCTCCAATTGCTTAAAAGAAAGAATCTCATTATTACCATTAGCTTTCGGAATTGTATATCCTTCTACACCAAGTTCTTCTAAAGTAAGACCATCAAAATGAGTATTCAGATAGTTTGCAATCTCTTGTAGATCTGCTTCTGTATTAAATCCTAATACTTCAGCAATCTTCTTTCTGGAGTCCATTATAGTATCTTCAATACCATAATACAAATATCCTAAAGAGTATAAGAAGATGATTACATCAACCAATTCAAACTTCTTACTGGTAGAGATATGTGGTAAGTTTACCAACAGTTTAGACTTATCCACCTTGTTATACAAGAGGATATTCATAAAGTAAACCAGTGTAAAGTTTCTCTTTGTCAAATCAATCAAAGCTTCTACAGAATAATACTTTGATCGTAGTACGGTAAAGTCCATATTCTTAATATTAGACTTAATAACATCATACTCTTTATCACCAATCCAATGTCTATCACTTTCTGTCATAGCATCGTAAGTAAGAATATTGTTATTGGTTCTGATATAATCATCATATTTTTCCATGATAGGAACTTTGATGAATTTCAAAGTGTAATCCTTATCAATATCATCATTGGCAACATACTCATTATCGATCTCGTTATTGACATTTCTATCTTTCAAGATATAGTACTTGAATACTTTAATATTTGGAACTCCAAACACTGATACAATGTCAACAATACATTTATCGGAAGATTTGAACTTGATCAATTTGTTCAAGTTCTTTACCAATGCAATCTGATATATAAGAGGAATATCTCTAAAGTACTTTACTCCATTGGATTCAAAGATATATTCGCAAGTACGAGAATCAAATACATCTCTTCGGATAACGTAATCCGGAAGTTCTACGATAAGATCTACTACAGTCTGTAGAACTAAGAAAACCATCATGAAATTATCATAGTTTTCAGAGTTAATCTTATAAGCATCCGAGTAAATTGTATAAAGCATATACTTTCTATTCGCTTCCAGTTTATCTTTATACTTATTCTTTACTTCTACCGCTTCAGAATCCGGGCAATAGATCAATCCAAACTTCTCTGCTGAACGGGAAGTATAGTAATCGATCCTTCGATTACCAATATGCTTTAGATACTCTATATCCTTATACTCTACATCCAATGATTTCATCTTAGCAGGATCAAATAGAGAATCAATGAAGCCATTATCATATAGAACTTCAATCATTCCTATATCCAATTGATGAATTAATCTATAATCTGTTCCTGGTGTATCTCTGTAGAACTTTGAAACTTTTATATTCGATGGAGCATTATTGATAGTATTGAAATCTACATACAATCCATCGTATGTAACAAGTCTATCATAGTTTGGTTCTCCATTAAGCATACGATAGTAGTTGTTCTTTTCTACATATGTATCCAAGAACTCTTTACATGCAGCATCCAAAATCTGTTTTCTTAATTCTACAGGAATCAATTCATTATCAACAGAATACTTTTCTGCATCTTCCGCAGATATGTTTGGGAAGTTTGATAAGAATTCTTTGTCATAATAGAATGCACTGAAGTTTATGTATCGCTGTTTGATAGCAACATATGCATCTCCAGCGTTTAAAGATTCAGCACTTTCTTCATTATCAGCACGAGTTTGATCTTTTAAAACAGTGCCAATAGCGAGCTGTTTACAGTTATATACGATCTCATCCAATAACGGATTGTCTGTATAAACCTTTTCAATATTCATATAAATTGCTCCCAACTATTTGTATTATCTGAATTCCTTGATGAGATTCATACGACGTTCATCTTCCGGTAATCTAAGAGCAGACCAGTTGATAAACTTCATCTTGAATTTGTAACCATCAATCTCATAATTCAATTCTTTTTCTTTATAATTCAGAGGTTCATTTCTGATTTCTGTTACAGATAAGAAGGTTTTATCATCACCATCTGGTCTGAATTTGAACTTCTCAATGCTCATATACGGAAATGTCATAAACATAATATCAGCATTGAAAGACTCGTTAATGTACCCCTGTAACTGTTCTTGAACCGCTTGACTAACTCCTTCTAGCCCAATCATTGTATAAAACTTGCCACGCATAAAACACTTTTCTCCTTATTAAAATAGTCATTAATTACTTAGAAGTGAGAACAATCGTATAATTAAAGTTGTTTAGATTGGAGAATACTATATATGAGTACCGATTTAGTTGTCTATAATGATAATACAAAGATAGCAGATATGAACGATTATGACGTCTATCTTGCAGAAGAATATATAAAGTATAATGACAAAAATCCTATGGTATGGTTCGGTCCATCCGATGGTCCTCTTTATTTTTATAATACAAGAGAGTCTCTAATGGATATGGATGTTTATAAATCTTTCATTACAAATTGTATTGCTAGATTTAGAAGATCAAGAGCTTATAAGCTTTATAAGTCTCATCTTATGTCTATAGGATTAGATAGATCTCAGATATTGGGAAACGTTGCCGACGGTATGGCTAAGATAGAAATGCATCATAATTTCCTTACCATTTACGATATCACAATATTGATATCTCAGCATATATTGAACACTGTTGGAAGATGTACTACTTTTGATATAGTTTCTTTATTGAAGCAAGAGCATAAGTTGGACAATATACCGATAGTAATGCTGGATGAAACTTCTCATGAGTTATATCACTCTAATCCAGATATGTATATCCCAATATCTATGACATTTGGTAAATGGTGGGATTTGTTATTGAAGTATAGATACGGAATAACTCTTGATATCGCTTACAAAGTAATAAGATATATAAACAAATGTAACGAAAACAATGAGTTGAATAGATTAGAGTACTATAATCTTAAAAACACTATCATGTCTTGGGGAGGCTATAATGAAACTAACAATCGTGATTTTGCTACTGATATTTTTAATACTGTTTAGCGGTCTGCTAACATATCTGATCATTACAAGAACTAACAGGTTCTTTGAGATATTGGAAGCAAAAAATAATGCTCAGAATAACATCTCCACTAGAGAGATGTTGATGAATGCTGATGTATTAAAAGCTAGAGATCTTATGGATACTTTAGTAAAGAATAAGCTCATAGAGTGGCAAGTCTACAATATCAACCCACAAACGGAAAACTTTATGGGAACAGATGAGATTGCTAATGCTATTACATATATCATCAAAGAAATTTGTTTAGAGATGACTCCTGCATTAGAAGTACAGTTAGGATTCGGCTTTCCTATGAATACACAAGAGAATATGATAAAGTCCATTAAGAGTAGAGCGATGCTTGTTGTAATGGAATATACTGTACAGCAGAATAAGGTTAGTACAGATAGTAGAATGATGAAAGTCTTTGGAGAAGATTAAAGAAAAAATAATATCCGGATGGGCATTTCGCTCATCCGGAATAATATTCGTGTATGATAGCATTTAATAACTCTTCTGCTTCTGGTCCGGTGAAGTTAAAGTTTCTTACAGATGTAAATACTTTTGTAACTCCACCACCTTTACTATTGATTTGTAATGTGATATACTTCTGATTGTCTAATCCTACAGGAAGTATATCCATATCAGAAGGATAGATATTGTTATATTCGTCACTGAATACAACTTTCATCGATCCAGAAGTATGAATAAAATACTCTTCTTCATAATAGTTCTGTAATAATGTATCTAAGATATCTACAATAGTAGTGATATCATCTTCTTGGATTATTATAGCTCCAAGATTAGCATTTGTAATTCTATCATAGAAGTCTATTTTCAAATCTATAGATTCTTTCATATTTCCTTTATAAGCATCTATACAGGTGAAGTTCAAATGTTTAGTTGCTTCTATGGAATATGATTGTGTCCACATATTGAAACCCATTATCCCACCTTTCCATTTAGTAAACCTCTATATCTGTTTGTATCTATTCCACCATAACCAAATGCAATGGCTTCAGTATACTCTTTTGGGTTTACTTCATAATTTAACATAAACTTTGTAAATCTGTCTACTTGGTCATTGCATTCAGAAATCTGTCTTATCAAATCATAATCAACGTTCATAGAGATTCTGTTTGATGCTCTAAACACATTGATTGCATTGATTAAACTATTGTTACTATTTACATTCACATGTCCCTTTACATGATATAGTTCTATAGGAACATTGTTTGTCAGTAAAGTGTGAATGATATTCATAATATAATCTACGTTCTTAATTTCTCCTCCTTCATCTAAAATTCCACCATATCTTTTCTGTAAGTTTAACCACTTAAAGATTCTATCTCTTATTGCAAAGATAGATGTTTGAGAATCTGAAAATAATCTAATAGTACCAAAGTTTCTATACTTATATGCCATAGATACACCCATAAGGATAGCATAGAGTTCTCCCTGTTGTACTGTCTTATTCTTCTGAATATAAAATTGCTGATCGATTAGTACGTCATTATTATATACACAAGCTCCAGAACAAACAGTTCCTACTCCACTATATTTATTATAAGCTCTAAAAGATGCATCAGTAAAGATAGAAATAGATTGGTCATTGAAGATATTGTTTTTTCTCAAGGTCTTCATTCTCTAAACACTCCATTCTTCATATTTATAATATATTTTCACAAGTTGTTTTTATATTAATATTAAAAGTGAAATAAAAAATAAATATGGAGTATAGCCCAAAAAGCTATACTCCACGAATGATTTACTTATTTCCGTTGTTCTGGTTGTTGTTATTTTGCTGCTGATTGTTGTTATTGTTCTGATTCTGCTGGTTAGCATCTGCAGGATTGTTATCAGCAGGCTTGTTGTTTCCATTTCCTCCAACAGCCCTGTTGTAATCGTCGGTATAAACAGCCTCTGCGACAGTTATAAATATACCATAACATGCTGTACATGCGGCACACTTAAAGTTTATATATGCCTGTATGATCTTAATCTTGGCTTTAGCCATACTCTTTAAACCGTTAAGATACTTGTTTACAAGCTTCATATTTCCAGAAGAGTTGTTACCTCCAGATTCTCCATTTCCACTACCAGCACCATTTGTCTGAATAGCTTCCATTAAAGATCTGAGTACGTTATATGTCTCATAACTTACAGATTCCTGTTTAGCTTCTCCGGTATTATCACTATCATCACCAAAGATCTGCTTAAGAGTAGTAATAGTACCAGCATCAAGATTATTTGCATCAAAGTTATCAAAGTTTGCATTTGCAACTCTCTCTAATGCATCCACAACAGTCTTTTCATAATCTCGAAGTCTAGATGTTTCGTCCATTGTACGACTAATATTATCAACAGTTATTTCAAATGTTTCCTTCGTAAGCTTTTCCGGGTCTTTTCCAATACGCTTTTCAGAAAGACTGTCATGTAATAATTGAGTGATATTGAGCTTCTCATTATCATTTTCAACATTGATTCCAAGATCTCGAAGATACTTTGCAACAATCTTGTTCTCAGCACCATCCTCTTTAATAGCGGTATTTATATCAGCGGAGAACTGTCCAAGATATTCTGAACTAAATAGCTCATTGGTATTGGTTGGGAAAATCTTGTTGACATTAAGATTGTCAAGTTTCTTTTCAAAGTTGTCAATCTTATCAAGATCGTAAATGTAAGAATCTGTAAGAGTAACCTTTCCAACCTCATCATTATATTTTACAACGGGCTCAAGCTTTTTGAAAACTTCGGTTTTATCTTTTCCGGCAGCAACATCCTTTGGATCTCCATGAAGTGCTCTCTCTACAGGTGAATTTTCGCCCTTAAAAAGCTTCCGGAAAATGTCTGCCACGTTTTTGAAGAATCCCTTTATAATCTCAAAGATAGTCTTCTTCTTGTTGCCAGAAGCGTTATTTGTGGCATTATTACCACTATTAGCGTTACTGGTGTTGTTGGCATTGTTATTATTCTGATTCTCTTCGCCATCTTCCAACAACAACTGTTCAAATAGAAAGTTGAATCTCTTCTCACTATACTCAGCTTCTGCAAGATTGAACAACTTGTCGATAGTCTGGTTGAAGACTTCGTTATGACGATTCTCCATAAGAGCATCTACAGATTTTCCACTGAAGTTAACTTTCTCTTCAATTGGTCCTCTATATCCCTTCATAACCTCACGACACTTATTGATTACATTCATACAAGAACCGGTATTAGAGTAAACCTCTCTAAGTCTGTCGGCTTTATACAGAACCATCTTCTGATGAGTGGTAATGATATCCATCATCATATTGGTAAGCTGTCTGAAGGTGTTAGTGATGCGAGTCATCATGATATGAATTCTCTGGTCTTCCGGAAAATTCTGCTGAGTCATAGTTGTCCAGAATCTGTTAAGCTTAGACATCATAAGATCAATCTTATCACCAACGCCTTTATATTGAACATTAACAGACTCAAGAGAAGTGATAACCATTTCGATAGCGGTAGCTCCCTTGATGATTTCTTTACACTTCAGATACAGATCAACAGTAAGCTTCTCATCTTTGGAAACCTTAGGTCCAAACATATCCTTATTGAAATCATCAACAAATTTAACCATACGGTTAGACTCATTGCTATTAAGATGATTGATGATGTCCTTTGTATGATAATCACCGAATAATTCAACGATACATTTTTCTGCAGCATTGGCTAATTCAGCATCGACCGTTTTACAGAAATTTTCAGCATTTGTAAATACTTCATTTCCATAAGCATCTAGGTTTCTATCACCTCTATTAAAAGAAGCTGTTAAAGCTGTACCTATAGCTTCTGTAAACTCTTCCATAGAAATGAGATTATAAGTGATAATATTTGTAGCAGTTGGTAATACTGTAGGTCCAGCATGAAGCTCTGTAAGATTTGCAATATTATCAATATCACACATCTTTACACTCACATTCTTCTCATTCAATCTCTTCTCAAGTTCTCCAAGATATGTAACAGATTCCGGTTTAGCGGTATCCTTTATAATATCCTTATTCTTGGATAGAGTTTCTCTAAGAAGCTTTACAAAGTTTCCGATAAGATTACTGATAATCTTTACAGCATTCTTAATAAACTTGCTGATCAAATTCAGGATGTTGGTAATGAATGCTACAACCTTTCCGAAAACATCCTTAAGGTTAAAACCTTCCTGCATAGCTATAAGGGATAAGTCATAAGTGCATTCCTTTACAGCATTTCTGTAATCCAGAATCATTTCATCAACATCATTCATGTTGAAAACGGAGCCCTTTACAGACTCCGTTAAACCAACATCA